ATAGGATAATCAAACACTAATAAATAACTAAAAAAGTAGCGAGTAATGGCTAAACAATCTCTAGGTCTTGGTACTGCAGCAAACGACAATACAGGGGATACTCTGAGAGTTGGTGGTGACAAGCTAAACGACAACTTTAATGAGATTTATAGTGCTATTGGTAACGGTACAACATTAACCCTCAGCGTTACTAACCCTGCTGTTGGTCAGGTGTTGCGTTATAATGGTTCTAGTTTTCTCCCGTCGGATTATTCCAATTTGACATCGGCATTAGATGTTAATGGAAATTCGATCATTTCTAGTGCCAATGGTAACATAGCAGTTGCTCCTAACGGAACAGGAAATGTAACTATATCTGCTGGCAGTATTACTAGCACCTTTACTGGTGCTGATGGTGTTATTGATATGCCAACAAAGGTAAAGTATAAAAATGAATTTGCAAGTCTTGCTGCTGCTCCTGCAGCTGCAACATACACAGGATACTTCTTTACCGTAGATGGTGATGATAATCCATATGTGAACATTAATATTACTGCTGGTGGTGCAGGTGATGTCCAAGCAAAAGTTATAACACAATATTCCAGTGTTGATCTTTTAGCAGACGTTGATACTACAACTGCAGCTCCTACTAATAACCAAGTTTTGAAATGGGATTCTACTGCTAGTAAGTGGAAACCTGGAGATGATTCTGCTGGTATTTCTTCTATTAACCTTTGGGCATCTATTGTAGGTGACACTGGTACAACAACAGCAAATAGTCAGACAGACACATTAACTATTGCAGGGGGTACAAATATTACCACTGCGATTTCTGGAGATACATGTACAATAAATTTCTCTGGGACATTAACAACTACACTTGCTGCTTTAACAGATACTGATACTTCTAGTGTAGTTCAAGGTGATTCATTATTCTACAATGGAACTACTTGGATTGTAACTAGAAGTCCAATTATATGGTGGGAATTAAATGCAAGTGGTTCATCTGATTACACTGTAAATGGACCTGGTTTTGCATCTCCCCAAAGTGATCCTACTTTGTATGTTCAAAGAGGATTTACTTATGCATTTGACAATACTATACAATCTACTGCACATCCTTTCAGAATACAAAGTACTCAAGGATTGAGTGGTACTCCATATACAGATGGTCAATCTGGTAGTGGAACTGCAGTTCTTTATTGGACTGTACCTATGAATGCTCCAAGCACACTTTACTATCAATGTACAATCCATGCTGCGATGCAAGGACAAATTAACGTCGTGAGTTAATAAATGGCAAGAACTGTTTCTGGATCTGGTGCTGTAATTGAACCAATTTTTGATGAAGTATTTGGTGTTCGTGCAGTAAATGTAGTCAACGGAGGTACTGGATATACATCTGCAGATCCTCCAAGATTGACGGTGACTGGTTGTGGTACTCCAACTACAGCTGCATTATTGTATCCTATTATAGACCAAGATTCTGGTAGGATTATTCACGTTCGTGTTCTTGAAAGGGGCAAGGGATATGATCCTTTACGATTGGGAATTTATCCTCAAGCAGAAACACCAAATGTAGTAGATTCATTTGATATCAATAAGATTTGGCAAACACATCCAAACTCTCCTACTAGTGGTACTTTTACTTTAAACAGTGATACAACGAAGACAGATAGATTAAGAATAATATCAGATAATCATCCTAAACCCACTCCTACAGAGGCAGAGAGAGTGCCTGGCGGTGGTCCTTTAGTTGATAGATCATTTGATCAGACTTTCATTTATAGAGGTGGTAAAGACGTTCCTAATCCTGGTACTAGAGAAGCACAACCAGATAAGGTTACAGGTATTTTAGCGAATGGTGGTTTATTGCATACTCCAGAATGGGGTCCAGACGGTAACCCATTTCCAGGATTTGCTCTTGATAGTGTAAAGCACAGTTATGTAAAGAATAATACAGTATATGATGCTGTAGTTGAGAATAATGTTAGTTATTATCAATCAAGTAGAGTTCTTGATGAATTTGAACTTAAGAATGGTACTTTTGGATTTGGTAACTTAATACAATTTACTTGGAATGTCAAAGTAGAATTTGACAATCTCATGTTAACAGTTACTAATATTGATGAATCTATAGGAACTATTGAAGTAGGAAGAACTGTTGATGTGATTAGTGGGAATGGTAGAGGTGAAATTGCAAGAATTATTAGAGATGGTAGTAATAATATTATTAGAATATACCTTAGACAAACAAGCGGAACGTTTAATGATCAGGATTTAGTTTTAGGATCAACAGGATTTGGATTTAAAATTAATACAGTTCCTACAGCATTAACTAACGGTATTTTTTATATCGATTTTGGTACTGAAGCTTCAGAGTTTGGAGCATTTATTCCAGGAACTTATTATTTTTCTCCACAAAATATACAAGTTCAAAGAAATTATTTAATTATATGGAATCAATCTGATAGTACTAATGGTATAACTGGTACTCATCCTCAAGGACATCCTATGCAGTTTAGTACAACTGCAGATGGTACATTAAATGGTGGTACTCTTTACTACAATAGTACTTCTTTAGGATATCCAGCTGCAGATTATGAGAATGAGTTTCAACCTCTATTGATAATGAATGAGGATGAAACAACTAATCGCATTTATTATTACTGCAAACATCACAGATATATGTCTGGGTATGCTGGAGATGAGGGATATATTAGTTTTAATGCAACAATTGATGACGACCCATTAGCTAATGATTATTACGTAACTGACTTTTTTGCAACTGGTCCTGATTATTCAAGACATGCTGATGGACATTCCAAGATTGTTGGTATGTCATTTGATGGATATCCTATTTACGGACCTTATGGATATACTTCTACTGGTACTATTGCTAAAGAAATATCTGGATTTAGATTTAAAACAACTGGAGAACTTGATGGTGGTAGACCAGAGGTAATTACACCATCTACAGAAACATTTGTTGTAACTGTTTCTAGTGGTAAGTTCTTATTTGGTGGTACTACTCCACCATTCTTAGATTTGAAGAGAGGAAAAACATACGTCTTCCAGCAAAATGATGCTAGTAATGATAATGAAATACTACTAATATCATCTACTGAAGATGGTTGGCATGCTGGTGTAGCAGGTACTGCATCATATGTTTACACTACAGGAGTTAAGTATTACTTAGAAAGTGTAGAAAAAACATATGCTGAATACTTAGCTGGATTTGATGCAGCTACTGCAAGAGAATTAAGGTTCACAGTACCTTCAAATTCTACTACTGCTTTATATACATTTGCTGAAACAACTGCATCTGTTGGTGTAAGAACTGTTCAGGAAGGTTATGTTCTTGGTGATGTAGTTCAGGATCATATTTGGGATGACTCACCTACTTGGGATAGTGGTACTGCTTATGCTCAATATGCTACTGTAAGAAACTCATCTGGAATAATTTACGAAGCAACTGCTGCTATTAGTAGTGGTGGATCACAACCTGTACATACAACTGGTACTACTAGTAATTGGAAATATGTGCAACCTGTTGGAACTCTAGATGCTTATAATGGTAAGTTTGGAGTAACTCCTGAGTATCCAAATGGAACTTATGCTTACTTTATGACAGAGGATGCTGCAGGTACTCCTGTTTTTCCTTATGTTATTGGTCCAAGATTTTATGGAGTTCCTTTATTTGAAGGTGATACACCTCCTGATGCGAACAATGTATTCCCTGCTGGTGCAGAGGGTGAGGTTGTTTTAAGTACCGATAATCCAGGTACGATTGCTTACGTTAAGATGACCCAAAAGGGTGATAATTATTTTGGTTCTGCATCAGCTAGAATATTAGGTGGTACAGGATCAGGTGCTACAGCAAGTCCAGTAGTTCAGACTATTACTGGTCTTTCTCTACTTAATGGTGGTAGAGAATATGCAAGTCCTCCAACATTAATCTTTGAAGGTGGTGGTGGTAATGGTGCTGAAGGTGCTGCTAGTATTGATAAACTAGGTAAGGTTACTAATATTTCTATTGTAGATAGTGGTGAATATTATCAAGAACCCCCTTACATTCTAATCAATGGTGGTGGAGGTTTAGGTGCAAAAGCTGTTGCAACTATTTCTCAAGGTTCTATTAGTTCTATAACAGTCACTGATCAAGGTAAAGGGTATACTTCTCAACCAACTGTTATATTCACTAAACTTGTTAATCTTAAACGTAAGACTAGAGCAAGACAGGCATATAACTCAGGTGCAAACTATCTTACAGGTCTTGTTAAGGATGTTACTGCAAATGATACTAGTATCTACGTTGATTCTACTGATGCATATCCAGGTTCTGGAAAACTTATTGTTAATAAGGAAACAATATCATATACAAGTAAGGCAGCTGGTAAATTCTCTGGTATAACTAGAGGTGTTAATTTCAATTACGACCAGAGAGTTATACTTGATGCTGGACAGAACGCAGAAGATGGCACTTCAAACTATAAATTTAATGTAGGTGACCGTGTTATTAGAAGAGTTGAAAATGCTGGTAACAAGGTTGCTAAAGTATATGACTGGGATTCTTCTACAAGAGAGTTGCTTGTTACTTTTGAGGTTGATGAATTAGCATTTATTGATGCTGGTATTCCATCTACAGAAGATGCTATTGTACAGTTTGATGCTGGTGTTGCTGATAGTGCTACTTCAGCATATCAACCACACACTATTATTGATTCGCAAAATAATGTAATTACAACTTTAACAGTACCTATTTCAACTTTACAGGATAAAGCATTCCAAGATATTTTACCTACAGCAATAGGTGATGGTATTCCTGATCTAGTAAATACAGGAACAGATTTTGAAAATCAGATACAATTAGATGGTGGTATCTTTAGTTCACTTTATGGTATTGAAGAAACATTAGGTGGTCAGAATACAACTTTATTCCAAGTCGGAGATAGCATCAAAGATGCTGATATACCATTTAAGTATGCAACAATATCATCTGCAGGTGGATTAAGTGATGGTGTAGAACATACTGCACTTACAACATTATATCTTGATAATTCTACTGGTAATGGTGGTTCATTTAACGTTAATGAAGTTGTTACTGGTTCTATATCTGGAGTTCAAGGAACTGTTGTTTCTTGGGATACTACAAATCAAATATTGGTTGTTAAAGCAGTAACACCATTTAATACTGGTAATATTAATGTCGGTGTTAATGGTTTACTTTATGAGTTCTCTCATAATTCAAGTATAATTGACTTTATCATTCAAAATCCAGGAACTAACTATTCTGCAGTTCCTCTTTTAGAAATACAAGGACTAACATCACCTACAAGTGAAACCAGAAATGCGGAAACGATAAACTGGGGTGGTCCTATGGGTGATATACAGGCAACTGGTACTGTAGTAATGACGGCTGCAGGAGACCAAGTTGCTTCAATAAACATAACCAATGGTGGTTATGGATATAAGAAAACTATAGATAGTTCTTATTATGATCATCCATATGTTTTATTTACGGATAGTTCTAATAATATACTAGATGGTAAATTTAATAGCACTTCAAGCGGTGCTATAGCACAGGCAGTATTGG